ACCACCTTTATATTCTGAACCATCTGTTAATTGACAAGTCATAGATAGTTTTCGAATTCTGCCGTGCTCTGGATGATTAGGATCTTTTCTGTCATAAGCTTTATCCCAACTATCGCAGTGCCAATCATAATATTGATTATGTTTATATTTTGTAAACTGACAAGATTCCGATCTTTCCCAATCAAAGTTCCAACCAGCTTGTCTATTTGCTTCGTGGACGTATGGGTGTAATTCTTTATAAATCCAAGTATCATTTAACCATACTAAATCTGATTTTCTTTTTCTCTGTATATTTTTAATATCTTCTTTTGATAATTCTTCTTTATCATATCCACCGGTTCTAGCTAAAACTTCTTTTTGTGCATTAGCATATTGTATTACTTCATCACAAAATTTTGGTGTTAATACACCACTAAAATACCAATAATAATTAGATATATTCATACGTTATAGTTTGTACAAAATTTAAACTATCCTTTTGATTATTGGTTAAATAATACATATTAGTTGATGGAAACATAATAAACATATTATTTTTTAGTTCTATATCCCAAGATCTACCTTTACGTCTATTATCTTCATAATGTATTCTGACCATACAATCTTTAACTTTTACACCATAGAGTAATGTATAATCTGGAGAGTTGCGTAAATCTACTGGATCAATATTAAGTAATGGAATTGTAGTCTCGCTGGGTTTATAAACATTACCCCACGTTTCTTTGTTAATTAAATTAAAACCATACTCAAGACCAACGTGATCTCGCATATAGGTATTTAACATATCCCAAGTTCGTGAAAATGGAAATTCTTTGTTTTGAATTACTGATTGTAAAATGTCGCCTGATAATTTATTTCGGTCAATGTCCCAATCTTTAGGCATTGCCACATCACCAAAATATAATGCTTGCTCTGTTAATACTTTCTTCTGCATACCACCACCATTTTTAATTTATGCTTTTGAATCTGTCAAGTCCCAAGTTGTATTTGCTTCATTCCAGACGTAACCCCATCTGTGAGTATTAGCTTCGTTTTGTGATTCTTGTTCAGCTGTCAATGCTGGAGCATCACCAATTGGTGAATCCCAACCTGCAGTTGTAGTATTTTTTACCCAAGATGCATATGGTTTTTTAGGCCAAAAGATTTGATCATCTTCGTCCCAAGTATAACCTATACCTGCATAGTTTCCTCTAAAAGGTGTACCACCCAAGTTATGTGTATTACCTGCTGTATTGTAAGATGTTTGAACCCACATTTGTGCAGGCCAATTATTATGTGTTTCTAAATATTGTTGACCTACTGATTCATCTTCAACACCATCAGCGTTTAACATATCAGAATTATTTAATGTTAATACTTGAATAACTTTTCCGTTTGATCCTATTTTTGCAAAATGTGCCATAATGTTTCTCCTTATATATTAATTTTAACTACCATTCAACTATTGATATTTATACCTTATTATTACTATACCAGAACCACCATTACCACCTCCTATAAATGTATAAGAAGGATATCTATTACCAGCTCCACCGCCACCACCACCAGTATTAACTGTTGCATTACTTCCTGCATTTTGACCAGCTCCGCCAGCCCCACCACCACCAGGTCCACCTGATCCAGGAGGAGAAGTTGCTGGTCGATTAGTTACGCCACCGCCACCGCCTCCACCGCCTCTTGTGACTGCTGAACTTGTAATAGATGAAGCTAAACCAGCTCCACCTGGTCCGGATTGTGAGGGAGTTCCAGTAGTTCCTACTGCTCCAGCTCCACCGCCACCACCTGATGGAAAACAAGTAGGTGCATCTCCTCCAGCATTACCTTGAGGTGGAGTAACAGGAGGAGTATTACCAGCGCCTCCGTCATCACCTTGTGCGCCTCCACCACCAGATCCTCCAGCGATTCCTGCAAAATTTGGAGGAGGTCCAAAACCACCTCCACCGCCACCACCTGCTGATGTTATACTTGAAAAAATTGAATTAGATCCAGGGACACCTTGTTTAGCGGGTTCAGTTGGTGCACCGCCAGCTCCCACAGTTATTGGATAACCTTGAGCAGGAACAGGTAAACCTGATGCTGCTAAAGGAATTGGACCTGCTGAATAACAGCCTGAAACTGATCCATTTGAAAACCTATAACCACCTGCACCACCACCTCCTGAAGAGGTACTCGAATCATTTTCTGATCCACCTCCTCCACCACCAGCTATTACTAAATAGTCTACTTTATTAGATCCTGATGCATTACCAGCACAAGACACACAAAAAGTTCCTGGACCTGTAAATGTATGAATTTTAAAATTACCACAAGTTGTAACTGTTCCACCTGTAGCTGTAACAAAAGCTTTTCCTCTTTCATTAGAAGTTGAATCTTGAACGTTAATCCAACCTTGTGTTGAATCAACATATACAAATGTAACTGATTGTCCCTCTGTATCTAAAACTACATTTGTATTAACCCCACCTATTTTTTCAGAACCATTTGGTGTTACTGTTAAATTATTTGTTTGCCAAGTGCCTGCATAATCTGCAAGAGATACTATTGCTCCAGCAGCTCCTGCTGGTAAATTACAAGTAAAAGCACCGCCTGTTGTATTACAAAAAAATCCATCACCGGATACTGCAGAAAAAGTTGCTGTCTTTGGGGTTGTATCCCAATCTACAGTTCCTGTTCTACCAAAACCTGTTTGAGTTCCATTGTTGGTAATTGTTGCACCAGCAGGAACAACAAAAGAATCTCCACTATCTCCTAATGTGACTGTACCACACGCTGCTCTTGGACTAATTTTATTTACTTTTATTTCACTCATAATTTTAATTTATACTATTTACGTTTAAAGTTGAATCTCCTATTCCTATTTTTCCTGTTGGAAAAAAGTTAAAAGCTAAAGAATACCTATCTTTATTTGATTTATTTAAATGAATCATATGATGTAACTCACTTGGAAAAAATATAATCATATCATTATGTGGTTTAAATTTCCAGCTCTTTGAATTATGTATATTATACTCTGTTGGATTGAGTTCAAAAGTATTGTTAGAAAAATCACAAAACTCTATTTCTCCAGTATTTTCATCTACATCTATATAATAGACACCGCTGTAAAAATTATTAGTATGATTGTGAAAATGTGAATAATTATTTTTACTAGATCTAGTAGACCAACAAGTAGTCATTTCAAAATCATTATTGTACTTTAAAACTTGTTTATTAAATTTTATAAAAGCATCTATAATTTTTTCTTTAATTTTTGTTAATTTGTTATCATCTAACACGTGTAATGATTCACTAATACAAGAAGAGTTTTTATCTTCTACTTTTTTATATTTTTCTTTTTTTACTACTTGTTTGAGTTTACTTTTATCTTTATCAGATAAATTTAAATTATCTGTAAATATAACTTTAGAAAATAAATTTAATGTATTCATATTATTTATATTTATACCTTATTATTACTACTCCTGATCCACCACCTTTGGCCGATGTTCCTCCACCACCTCCACCACCGGTGTTAACTGTTCCTGCTGTAGTTGCTGGTCCTGATTGTGAACCAGTTCCACCTCCGCCTGCTCCTCCAGGTCTTGGACTTGGCTGGCCACCGGTACTAGTTGATCCACCACCTGCATAAACTACAGGACTTCCTGTAATATTTGAAGGTTCACCGGTACCACCATTACCTGGGCTAGGTTGGTTAAAGTTTCTTCCTCCACCACCTGCGCCACCGCCGCCACCAGCTTGATAACATCCTGGTCCACCACCAGTTGCTGGTCCTGATCCATCTCCTCCAGGCTGACCTTGAGGTGGACTTACAGGAGGGGTATTACCTGCTCCACCTGCTGCTGAATTTGGATTATAAGATCCTCGACCACCACCACCTGATCCACCGTTTCCTTCAGGAGGTGTGCTTCCTACAGACCTTCCACCACCGGCAGATGTAATTGTTGAAAAAGTTGAAACCGATCCTGTTCCCGTAGCTGCACCTCCACCACCTACGGTTATTGGAAATCCTGTAGCTGTGACTGTAATACCTGCGGGAGCATTCAATGGAGGAGTTGATAAAGGAGACGCTGTGAAAGTTCTAAAACCACCTGCTCCACCTCCGGCACAACCTCCACCACCTCCACCTGCTACTACTAAATATTGAACCACATTATTAGCAGGAGTGCTTGCAAGAGAACAAACTGTAAAAGTGCCTGGACCTGTAAATGTATGTACTTTAAAATCTCCATCTTCTGTAATAGTATTTCCACCTGTGGCTACTACAAAACCCTCTCCTGCAGTTGCATATTCATTACTGTGAATTGATCTCCAACCAACCGTTGCATCTATATATACAAAAGTAACACCTAGGCCTTCTGTTGATAAAGTAACAGCTGCTCCTGCAGCACCGCCATTAATTTTTTCTGAACCATTTGGATCAACTGTTAAAGCATTTGAATCAAATGTATTATTATAATCTTGTATTGAAACAATAGCACCAGCACTTCCTGCTGGTAAATCTACTTCAAAAGAACCACTTGTAGTATTACAAAAATAACCTTCACCGTTTGCTGCTGTAAAAGTTGCAGTTTTAATACTTCCTG